GCATCCTTCGCCACATCATCCGGCACCGCAGCGGGCTTTACCCCAAGGTGACCGTTAGTGGCAGCGCGCAATGCTGCATCCGCTCTGGCAACATCGCCGGACTTAAACGAAGCCGACACCTTACGCGCCCGCAGTTCCGCGAGTTCGGCGCGGAGGGCTTGCACGGCTTTTAGCGTTAGCGCCATATGATCGTGTCCTTGCTCGACACATTCAGTAATTCGCATGTCGATGTACTTAACTACGTCGCTCATATCCTCACTCCTTCGCCAGCGGTTGTGGGCGGATGATTAGTTCGGTGCCATAAGTGAATCCGGCACCGTAAAGCGTGACTGATGCGTCTCCTGTGCCTGCAATGCGAGCAGCAGTCAGTTCACCCATCACCGCGTCAATCCACTCCTGCTTTCGGTCGCACTCGGCTTGCAGCCGGGCGTTGGCGGCGCGGAGGCGGTCGTTATCAGTGACTAGCAGCATTGCGTTCTTCTGCGTTTCGTTCAGCAGAACGTTCAATGCAAGCACCGTAACCTCGCGCTGCGCCGAACTGCGCAAACGGTCACGGGCATCCGCAATACCGCCATCAAGATGCCGCTGTAGTTTTTCTTTTGCTGCATTCATGCCCATAGGTTCAAAGCCTGTGGCCTTCATTTGTTCGGCCATCTCACGCATCATTTCCTGCTGACGGTCTTTCACCTGTAGCACCTCTCACTTGCCGCGCAGTCGGCGGCGGTTAAATTCATGGAACCGGCCTCGCTCGGGCCGACGTAGCACGCAAGGGCAAATATCGCGGCCAGCAGCAGCCCGGCTGTCGTGCGGCTCATGCTGGCACCTCACGAATAGTCAGCGCGTCAAGGTCTGTTTCAGCACACTCCGGGCAGCGATCAGGACGGCCACCGATAACCTCTGACACCTCGCCGCACGAATCGCAACGCACGCGCCATACCGGCGTGTAGTCGTCCGCGCAGGCAGGGTCAAGACGGCGCTGGCCTTGGTAGTCGGGGGTGCTCATTGCCTCACCTCATTAGCAAGTTTCCAGCGCGCATACCCTGGATGTTTCTCTACAAACTTGATTGCGGCCAGATAGTCTTGCGCGTGCTCGTTTGTTCCGTGCGTTTCTTTAACCAGAGCACGCAGTTGCTCGCTGGTAATCCCATGCTTGCAGCCTACCCACCAGCGCAGGCCGTGTTCCTTGCTGGCAACAGCAGTCCACATAGCATTGCGTGAACCGCATGGCCCTCCGGCCATGAACCAGTCGCTGGCACCGATGGACGCTCTGGCACCGATGGACGCGCTGTCACCGATGGACGCTCTGTAACCGATGGACGCGCTGGCACCGATGTACGCGCTGTCACCGATGGACGCTCTGGTACCGATGGACGCGCTGTCACCGATGGACGCTCTGGCACCGATGGACGCGCTGGCACCGATGGACGCGCTGGCACCGATGGACGCGCTGTCACCGATGGACGCGCTGTCACCGATGGACGCTCTGTCACCGATGGACGCTCTGGCACGAATCACGCAATCCTCGCCAACCTCTGCCGATTCAGCGATATAAACCGATTCGTCGATTTTTGCCGATACCGCGACGATTCCGCCGACGCTACCGTCAGGGTTTGTCCAGCGGCGGGCCTCTGCTAATTTCCAGCCGTAGAATTTATGGGTGAATGTATTGCTCATACCGCCTCCGGTGCCGGCAGGGCGAGCAGCTCAGCGCGGCGAGCATTCAGACCGGCCAACTTGTCCGCCAACTCGCTACGCAGTTGCTCCTCTTGCGCGTCAAGCACGTCCAACTGCGCGGCAATAACTACATCTTTCGGCAACGGCTTGAACGTGATCGTCTGCGGTTCGGAAACTGCCGTGTAGCCGTATTTCGGCGTGCAGATTGACGGCGGTACTGTCGTCGGCGTTCCCCACTCATTCGTAGCAAGGACAAGCGTAACTGTGAAATGGTCTGCGTTTTCCATCTTCTCTCTCCTGTTGTTCGGCATGTCGTCTGCCGATGTGGTAAGACTAGCGCTATCCGTGGCGGGTGTATACTAGGATACTGCGCGGGGCGACGGGTGGTGGTTAGAGGGCGGCGAAAAGGTCGCCCTGTTCGCGCTTGGCGTCTGCAATATTCTTGCAGGCAAGTTCCCAATATCCTCGCTTCAGCTCCGAACCGACAAACCTCCGGCCCATCTTGACGGCGCAATATCCCTCGCTGCCGATTCCAGTGAACGGGCTATAAACCAAGTCGCCAGGATTACTCCACAATTCGATTGCGCGTTCGATAACGTCAAGCTGCAACGGGCAGATGTGCTTTTCATCGTCAGCACCGCGCCCGGCCTGATAGTTAAGAACTCGTGTTTGATTGATATCAAACCAGACCGGAGACGCATACCGCTGCCATACCGCAATCGAATACAGCCGCGCCTTTTCATCTTCCGACCGCGCCATTCCAATATCACGCGCCGCCGGCTGGCATTGCGTCATGCCCTTGTAATCGCAGAACCGCTCACCGCCAGTAGTGACCGGATCGTCGAAGGCTTCCGAGTCAGTCCACTTGCGAAACGTCAGCAGATAGTCAGCCATGCCCTGACGGCTCGCCGCGCTATCCTTGCAGAGTTGCTTATAAAGCAGTCCGTGGTTTTTCGTGCGCTGCATCTCAATGACGGGGTCTTTCCAGATCGTCACCCGAGAGTGGTACTGCCAGCCTTCCTCCTCGAACAACCTAATGCACTGGCCAGGAAAATCAGACAATCCAGCCGCCCCGTCGCGCCCTTTGTATCGCGGCAAGTCCTTGCAGTGAACCGACGCCAGCCTGCCGTTTTTGGTAATCCGCAGCATCTCTTTTACAAGGTGCCGGAAGTGCTCGATAAACTCCTCATCGCCACTACAGTTCCCCATGTCGTAGTCGCTGTCCGAGTAGATGTAGAGGTTAGAAAACGGAGGCGAGAAAACAGAGTAGCCTACCGATTCCGACTCGATCAATTCGGCAGTCTTTACGCAGTCGCCGTGATGCACCGTATAAAGTTCGTCCTCATGCTTGCCAAAGTATGGCGTGTCATTCTTGACCGCGCCGCCGTGGTACTGGCTAATCGTTGCTACCATTTCAGACTTCATCTCCATGTGTTGTGCCTCTTTCTTTTTTATCGTGTCAAGGATTGCCGTCTCTGATTCTGCGCAGGCAATGTAAACATTGACCTCGCGCTGCTGGCCGAATCTCCAGCAACGGCGAATAGCCTGGTAGTAGTCCTCGTAAGAGTACGAAAGGCCAATGAACGCCATATTCGCGCAGTGCTGCCAATTCATGCCGAACCCTGCAATGCTAGGTTTAGTGATTAGCGTTTTAATCTGCCCGCCACTGAAACCAAGCAATGCGCGCTCCTTTTGCGCTACGTTGTCAGATCCTCTGCACTCGACCGCGCCAAATACCTTTCCGGCAATTTCGTCGGCCTCGTAGTTCGTGTTACACCACACGAGGAACGGTTCAATTGGACGCGCATTGATGATATCGGCAATCGCAGCGGCGCGGCGCTCGCACGTTATCCTTCCCTCAGCGTGAATGTTCGTCGCGCTCATTTCTACAGACCGGAACAACTGCCCGTCGCTGGCAGGAAGGTCTGAAACATCAACGATTAGCCAGTTGACCTTCAACTCCGGCAGGTTGTAGCCGGTAGCGTCAAAACCAATATCTGACGGCTTAGATATGCACATTGCCCACGATGCAACCCATCGCCAAAAATCAGACTTCGAGTGACCTTTCAGCCTGTAGCCGCCTGCGTTCATCGTGTCATTGATGAAAAAGCGCATGATCATTTCGTTAGAAGGCATGACGCCTAAAAACTCGGCATGATTGCCAAGTTCTAGCAAATCGTTAGGCGAAGGCGTTGCCGTGCAGGCTAGTCGATACTGAACGGTACTCGCTGCGTCGATCAGGAATTGCTTTGTCTTGCCTGTGTAAGACTTCAGGATTGAGGACTCGTCAAGCACGATTCCAGTCAACTCCGTGAAGTCAAACTTCGCGGCCATTTCGTAGTTCGTGATTGTTATCCCATTGGCAACTGTTCCGTCACGCGAAAACGTGACAGTTACGCCGAACCGTGAAGCCTCCAAGACGGTCTGCTGTGCAACGCAAAGCGGCGCAATGATCAGAACCTTCCCGCCAGTGTGTTTGGCAACCTCATCGGCCCATGCAACCTGCATGAGTGTTTTCCCGAGGCCAGTATCGGCAAAGATTGCAGCACGACCTCGCCTTACTGCCCACGCTACGATTGCTCGCTGAAAGTCGAAAAGTCCGCCGTTAAGTTCGCCAGGTTCGTGCCCGGTTGAATTATCAGTCAGTCGCTTACCTGCAATAAACTCATCGTAGTTACCCATCATCCCTCTCCCTATTATTTATCCTCGCCGCTGCCCGCCGTATCAGCGTGGCGACAACTCCGGCTCGGCTTGTTTTCATGTGGTGAACTAGTGCCGTCAGACTGTGCCGCGTCTCTGCGTCAAACAAATACGACTCTTGCGCGCCGCCTTCCTCAATTATTCGCTTTCGGTGTTCGTCTTGCCGTCGTGGTTTCATTGATGTGCCTCGGTTAAATAAGGTCGTATCCTAGCAGACAACGCCCGGCACGCTAGACCGTTCGTCGAATAAACTCACAAACCTGCCGGCGCGCATCCTCAAAGCCGGCGCATACCAGGCAGGTATCTCCCACGGTTTGCAGGTAGTCCATCACTTCCGACTGCTCGACCGACACGCGCCCGCCTTTCGCCCGCTTCATTTCGATGCGGAGTTTCCACGCCGGAACGTGCAGGTCAGGGATGCCGGGCACGACGCCTTCAGCTTTCAATTTCTCCGCCGTGCGCTTGTCCCTATAACCGCCGTTCGGAATGGCATAAACAAGCACGTCGGGAAACTCCGCGCGGAACCAGTTGACGAAAGTCACCTGCTCAACGTGTTCATGTGGCACTTGCTGTTTCATAAACCACCTTGTCAACGCGATAAAACTTCGTCCCACTGTCTTTGTGGAACTCAATCGACGACGGCACTCGCGGCTGATTGTTTTCAGTTTCTATCATCACATCCTCTATCGTCGGCATGAATGTGCCGAAAAAATCCCGGCACATCCGCGCCCACCGATACTCAAAAAAACGGCCCTTGTCCGTGTGGTGATACGGCCGCACCCATTCGCTGATCGTCACCCCATCAGTCAGGTAATCAATGCGTATGGTATCCGGCTTGCCGTCCTTGCCGGGCCATTGCCGCATCACGACGCCTCGCACGTTCGCAGTTTGCTTGCGGTATGGATCGCTCGCCATCGCGGCAGCAATCTCCCGCAGTTTCTCGTTCGGGTCTACGATCTCGGCTTTGCACCGATGGCAATACCGCGCCGATATGTCGTTTTCCTCTTCGCAGGCGTGGCATTTCTTGTGCGACCATTTGTAGGCGCACTGCACATGCTTACCAACCACTAGCACCACACCCTGACAGCGACGCCCATAGTGCGCAGGTATCGTGACGCCTTCCGCGTTTTTGATCGGGTTGCCTATCAGGTCGGTGAAGTTGCCGTGCAGGTCAACGCGGTATCCATCTTCGTTTTTGCGCGCCGTGAACTCGTTCTCATACGTGCAAAGCGGGCAGACCGCTTTCATCGGCACAACATCACCCTTGCGCTTGATCTTTATCACCGGCTCGAAAATATCTCCGCCGGGGCAATGTCGCTCCAGGTTCTCCGCATAATCCAAAATCAGGCAGTCCGCCTTGCCATCGTGCAGTCGCAACCCGCGCCCAACAATCTGCTGTAGCAGGCCCACGCTCTCAGTGGCGCGCATGATGGCTACCACGTCTATCAGCGTGGCATCAAAGCCTGTCGTGAGCACGGCGACGTTTACAACGTACTTGAGTTGTCCGGCCTTCACGCCTCGCAATATGCGGTCACGCTCTCCGCTGGCAGTCTCGCCCGTCACCATCGCGCACATTCCAGGCGGCAGGCTCGCCATGACTTCGTGAGCGTGCGCAACCGTGGCAGCAAAGATAATGCAGCATCGCCGGCCAGCCGAGCGCGCCACGATATCCGCAACAATTGTCGCAGTCTTGCGGCCGTGGCCTTCAAATGCGCGCTCAACGCTGCCAGCGTCAAAAATACCATTGCTTTTCAGCACAAGCCCTGACGTGTCATACCCCGATTCATGGTCAGCAAAAACCGGCGGCGTGAGATACCCTTGGTCTATCAGGTCACGCGCACCGATGCGGAAAATGCGCGAGTGAAAAAACGGCTCAACCGACTCCTTAACCTCGCGTCCTTTTTCGTCACGCCCGAAAATGTAGCCCGTGCCCATCCGGTACGGCGTGGCGCTCAGCCCGATGATTCGCAGTTTCGGATTCTGTTGGCACATGTGCCCGACGATGTTCCGCATGGTCGGTGTGATGCCGTGCGCTTCGTCGATAATCACGGCGGCGAACTTGTCACCGAACTTTTGCAGGCTGTTGCCGATGGTTTGCGGCGTGCCAAAAACAACCGGGTGTACCATTTCCTTTCTGATGGATGCTGAAAAGATTGATGCCGGCGAACCAGTGGCGCGGAACTTTTCATAGTTCTGCTGCACAAGTTCCTTACTCGGTGCCGTGCATAGGATCTTCTTCCCGCTTATCGCATGAATGCGCGCCGCAACGTCGGCAATAATCAGGCTCTTGCCGGCCCCTGTCGCCGCGTCGATAACGCACGGGTCAGTGCATCGGCGAATCCACGCAATCGCGGCATCGCTGGACTCCTGCTGATACGGGCGCAGTTGCATCATGGCGCTGGCACGTCCGACGCAAACGCGGACTCGGTCTCCCTGATAATCAACTCGGTGTAGAGTTGTTCCGCCGTGCATGTCGGCTTGCCTTCAATCTTGACGCCTTCCGGCGCCATGACGAACGCGCCGTAATCAATGGCCATCCGTTGCGGGTCAACGCCGGCAACCTCATAGCCCATTAGCCCCATCAGTTGCGGGTGCGTGATGTAGTTGCCGCACAGGGACGAACCATGAACGCAGGTGAACCCGCCGTCAACCGGCGTGACGTTCGCGCATGTCCGGCAATCAATGCGCGCCGGTATTTTCCCCTCGCAAACCAGTTTATGGTCGCACATCGCGCATTTGTAATCGCGTGACGCTTCTGGCATTGCCTCGCTGGCAATGATGTTGTGCATCCGTTCCGTCTGGACTGCGGCATAGGCCGCATCATACGGAATCCACAGGCACAGCAACTCGCTGTCATCCTTGTTGAGCACGACGAAAAGACACTTTTCCAACCGTGCGCCCGTGCGCGACAGTTGCGGCGAGTGGTGCATATACAGTTGCACCTGCGCATAGTAGTAGTCGGGCGGCCCGGCCTTCACCATTGCCTTGAACGATTTCGCGTTGGCGCTCTTTACTTCAACCAGGAAGAACTCGCCGCCATCCTCGCCAATGCCGTCAATGTGGCCGAGCGGCTTGCCGTGCGCGTTGACCAGTTCGGCCTGTTGCTTGTGAATCTTGACGCCTGCAGCCTTTAGCCAATCAATCGCCAATTCCTCGGTAGCATGACCGAACGCAAAAACCCGCAACCGTTGCGCCGGGTGAGCGATAACCGTCGCATTGCGCAACGTAAACCACATGGCACGGTCGCACGACTTCCAGCGGCTTGCCGTCAAATGCTCGCATCGGTTGACGCCTTGCGCCGACTCTTGCGCCGTTGCGATTCTCTCCAGAATGCCCATCGAAACCCCCGGCCCGGCGAACCGGGCCTGTGTTTTTTGTTGTTGAATCAGAACGCGATATCACCATCGTCGAAATCTTTCGACGGCGCGGCAACCTTTGCAGGAACCGGAGTCGCGGCCACCGACGTAGTAACTGCCGCGCCTGCCGACTCAACCGCCTGCACCCAGTTTCCCTGTTTGCCATTGAACTCCCACAAGCCAACGCGAATCACCATCGGCACATTCCGCAGCGCCATTGACAGGCTCGCGTCTGTCGGCTCAACGCCGGCATCCATGAGTTTTCCGCCGCAGTTGTAGTCAATAGCGGCAAGCATCTTCTTATGCTTGTCGGCTTTCTTTGCGTCCGGTTCTTCAACCTTCACTTTGTGGAAAACGACGCGGCCTTTGTACGGGCCGTCGACAACATCCCAACGCAGTTTGATGCTGCGCTCGCCTTCGTATTCATCCCATCCCGCCTCGGTGATGATGGCGCGCACCTTAGTGCCATCCGGCAGCGGCGTGCTACTGCCGCCGACTTCCGCCGTGCCCTTGGCATTCGCCTTGTTGATCGTGCCCGATTGAGTATCCCAAAAAGCCATTTTTCATTCCTCGATGATTTTGACGATTGCGGCAACGGTGCCGTCCTTCCGATACGTTTCCGCGTTCACATCCGGCAGCAAGGTTTCTACGATCTTTTTAAAGTCAATCGCGCCCTTGCGCTGCTGGAATGTAACGGTAACACCAAACCCGGCAGCACTGACGCCACCAGACAGCGCGAGCAATTCCTCGCGCGCTGCCGTGCGTTCGTCTTCTGCCAGTTTCGCCGCGTGTTCTGCCCGGCGAAAACGAATAGCGGCATTCATCCATTCCTGATCGAGTCGCGGCGAAGTCATGACGCAACCCTCAGCGCAGGAACAAACTCTGCCAGCGGGTTGACGCCGCGCACGAACGGAATATCCGACGTGATGCCGTAGCGGTTTTTGCTGACGTTCGCAGCGGTTGCGTAGGTGACCAGAATGCGCGTGCCGTCGCTGATGGCTTTCTTGCGCTCTCCGTCGCCTACCGTGTAGGTCTGGAGTTTCAAAAAGCCAACAATGTCGGAATCGTCAACGTAGGGCGCGACCGACTTTTTGCCGAGGCGCAGGCTGTATCGTGCATACGGGTCACTGTCCGGCAGTTCGATGTTTTCTGTCTCCGCGTGAGCGACGAAAACAACGTGCATTCCGCGCCGCTCATTGATAACACCGGCAGCCTTGCGCACTCGCTGGTGCATCATGGCAACGGCAGCCAATCCGGCACCGTAACCGCCAAGAGCCTGATTGATACTGCGCGGGTTTTTCGGGTCGCTTGCCATCACGTCGGCAATGAAAAACCGCTCCAGCGCCGTCACGCTGTCGATAATCAGCGTTTTGTAGTCGTGCTGGCCGGTGATGACGTCCGTCAACTGTTCCCAAAGATCGTCAGTCTTTGTCAGCAATGGAAACGCATCGGGGCGTTCTTTCTCGGTGATTGCCTGCAATCCATCCTCGGCGCGAATCACAATCGGGCGCGGGAATGTTGCGGCAAGTGATGTCTTTCCCATGCCGGAATCGCCGCATATTGTGGCGATAACAGCACGGTCAGCAGGCTTGCTGATGCGTTCAAGCATTGACATGTTGCGTACCTCTCTCTCGTTTCTGGAGGTGGCACTCTGTCAAATTCCTAAACAATGCACAAGCCCCCGTTGTAAAATTATTTTACAGGCGATACCTTGTGCATCCCGACAACGCCAACCGAGGCCGGACAATGACAACGCTTGAAATGGTCGAAACAATGAAAGTGAGTGGCTACTCACTCGCGCTAATTGCGCGACAGTGCGGCATTCCGTACCACACGATGAACCGCTTTTATGCCGGGTCGGCAGAACTACAACCGACCGACGAAACAGCCGTGCGCCGCTTTTGCCAGAATCACCCGTGCGTGAAAGAGGCGAAAAAATGAAGCCGCCGGCCTACTCAAAGTCGCTCGACACTGACTTTGCGCGGCGCAATGGCATCCTCTTGTGGATAGGCTCGCGTGAAGCACTCGCACTTGCTGCGGCTCGCCGTCGTGCCGGCTTTGGCAACTGCCTCGCCGTTGTCGATACCGACCCCGAGGACTGCGACTTCGGCTGCCTTTTCGGACTTGACGTGACCATCCTCGACACAATGGAAACCGAAGGAATGCGCGACTACGTTGTCGCCCTCTTACGCGCAGGCGCGTGCGCCGTGGCCGTACTAAACATCAATGGCGTTGTCACTGACGACAACGGAAACGCCCTGATCGTGGAAAGATAATGAAAAAAACAGCCGCCTTCACCGCTGACGAAATCGCACAACTCCGCGCTGAGTCCGTCGCCAAACTTGCCGCCACCCTTTCGGCATCAGCGCCAACACTCGACGACCACCACGTCGATATATCCGCCGTTGACCTCACTCAGCCGCCCGGCTTTGTCGGCACCGTCACCGATTGGGTGGACAGTCAGTGCCGGTTCCCACGCCGCAACCTTGCCGTCGCTGCCGCGCTTGTCTCTGTCGGCAACATCGCCGGACTGCGCACCACTGACGACCTGGACGGCATCAGCCTGAATTTGATCGGGTTCTGCCGGGCCGGAAGTGCCACCGGTAAAGAGGCGATACAGCAAGCCGCGCTAGAACTCCACCGCGCCGCCGGCATTCAAGGCGCCGTGCATGGCGGCATAAAGTCGGAACAGGAAATCATCCGCAACCTTACCCGCCATCAGGCCGCGTTTTACATCGTGGACGAAATCGGAATCATGCTGAAAAAAATCAGCAACGCTCAGTCCCGGGGCGGAGCCGCATACCTTGAGGGCGTTATCGGCCGCATCATGGAGTCATACAGCAAAGCCACCGGGTTCATGGTGCTGTCTGGTGACGCGCGAGAGGATCTTCGCAAATCGCTGAGTCAGGAACTCAGCCAGTGCAAAAAGATTGTCAACGAAAACGAGGACACCGGAGGCCGGTTCGCCCGTCGTGCCAAGCAAGTCGAGCACGCGCTGGAAAACCTCGACAACGGCCTTGACCGCCCGTTCTTCTCCCTGCTCGGCTTCACAACCCCGGTAACGTTCGACGATTGCGTCACCTACGAAAACGCCACTAACGGCTTTGTTGGCCGGGCGTTGCTGGTCAACGAACCGGAAACCAACCCGCAACCACGCGCCGGGTTCAAGAAACCGCCCATGCCGGCCAAACTGTCGTCGGCACTTGCAAACCTCTACTCCCCAGGCTCGCACGACCCTCAGGCCGCCCGCGTGGAGTGGTATGAGGAGCGCAGGGCTATCAGCACCACGCCCGACGCCTCCGACGCACTGGCGGCCGTGCAGGGCTGGTTCTTTTCGGTAGCGGCCGAGGATGCCAAGCAACGCAGCGGCCTAGAGGCCATCCCTCGCCGCGCCTATGAGCTCGTGGCCAAGGTCAGCACCATCCTCGCCGCTCACACTGGCACCCGCACACTGGAGCACGTCGCCTACGCCTACGCGCTTGCCCGCCGGGATGCTGACTACAAAATCGCCGTCGCCAACGCAAACCTGCTATCAGCCCGTGCTGACGTGACGAAATCGTCAGACGCACGCACTGACGCGCTGTGCCAGCGAATCCTGACACTGCTTTCAGGATCGGACGGAGAGACACAAGGGGTCATCGTCAACCGCCTGCGCAAGTCCTACAGCCGCGACGAGGTGTGCGTTGCCATCGGACGCCTGACGGCAGCCAACGCAATCGAGCAGGTAGACGCCACCAACCCCACGAACGGCAGGCAGGTCAAGGTCAACCGCTTGACATCATGACGCGCCTGATACACGGTCAAGGCGTGTGGCGCGGGATGGGGTCGAGATAGTCCGAGATAACCCCAATGGTACCCGCGAGATAACCCCACTTCTCCCTTACAAATCAACGAACTAACCCCATAACCCCAGTTTTTCACAAAAGTTCCAACGGAAACTTTTGCGGTAAACATTTGCAAAAAATGGGGTTATGGGGTTATCTCGCTCTTTTCTATAATTTATAGGCCTATAAGTATCTAGTAAGCAGTAGTTCCCTAGGCGTAGTGAGCACTTATTTACAACAATTTTTCAGGGACTATCTCGGGGTACCATTTGGGTACCATTGTGGGGTTATCTCGATGGTACAAAAACGGCATTTTTGTATACGCGACAAATCAGGACAGAATGCCGTCTGTCGGATTGCTCGGACGCCGTATGTCAGAAAATTGGTAGCATGTGTGTATGCAAACCGTAGGCGACCACCTAACCCGAACCGTACTGCGCTCCGTCGAAACTAACGGCAGCATCCCAGGCATCCGCCGCGCACTCGCACGGTGGACTACTTACGATGTTATGCGCATCGTCGTCAGAACCGAACGCCTCGGACTCATTACCAAACGCCTCCCGGGCAGGTACGAAACGACGGCGGCAGGGGATGCGCTGATATACGGGGACACAGAATGAACCGACACGAACGACGGAAGTACGCAGCGATACACGGCAAGGCTGCGTTACGAAAACGGTTATCTGAAAACCTTCCAACCATTGACGTAAACAAGGATTACGCAAGGCGGCGCGGGATGGTTCTAGGGGATATCATCACAACCTCAATGGGTAACAGGTACTCAGTCCGCATCGTTGACGGAGAGGGGGAAATAACGTGACAGCAATCACTCGGCGCGGATTTCTTGCAGGCCTATGCGCTCTTGCGGCTACGGCAGTAGTAAGCCCAGAGTGTCTTATTCAAGCACCAAAGTCAGACATAGACAGGTTCATGGAAATGGCGCGCACAGGAACCGTCATGGGAATGACCTTCTATTTTGACGGCCCAGTGGACTTAACCGGCCTTCCACCTCTTCGTATAGAGGGATGCAATATAGTAATCTCTGGCTTAAGCAATAGACAACACGCGATAAAAATTAACAGTGGCATTCAAATACACAACAGCATTATCAAAATAGTAGATAATGACCAAGTATGGCGCGGTGATGCGCTGTACCCTGCAGAAGGACAATACCAACTGCTAGGCCCTATTTCTTTTGATGGTGGCGAGTTAAATATTGGAATCGGAAAGTCTGAGTTTTACAAATCACACAAAGCATGGGTTAACGCATGAC